TGGTCCGGCAAGGTGGGCCCCTTTTGAAAGGTTTCCACCCCGTTGTCCCCGACAACGGGTATCACAATTTCATGGCCGCTTTTAGGAAACGGTGTAATTATCTTAGTCACGATCGGGCCACGCCTAGGATAATTTCCGGATCCCTTTCGTTCTTTAACATGTTGTGTCCTGATTTCCTTCCTGAGTTCACTTGGAACCAGGAGCTTTTTGATTCTTGGAATGCAAAATTTGGTCAGGAGAAGCAGGTTAGGATGGTTAACGCTCTCGACCAATTTTGCACTTCCCGCCTCAAGGACTACTCCCGTAAGGAAGTGTTCGTCAAAACTGAGGCTTTGTTGGTCGGGCATAAGCCCAATTGGGCCCCTCGTGTCATTTTCAAGGGCACTGACCTGTACAATGCGGTTTCTGGGCCCATATTCAATGAATTGATGCGCCGATTCAATCAGTGCTGTGAGGGCACTCAAGGTGATTATCAATTCCGGCTGGCTTATAAGAAGACGCCCGTTGACTACGTTCCTTTCATTGACAAACAGGATGGTGAGTTTATTGAGAGTGATTTTTCTAAGAATGATATGTTGCAGTGTGCAGATGTTCAAGCGCTCGAAGTCATGTTCATGCGTCGTCTTGGTTGTCCTGAGTGGTTTTTGCGGTTACACGCAAAAACTGACTCTTTCGAAGTCACAAACAAGAAGCATGCCGTGTCGGCGAAGCTTGATCATGAGCTGCCCACTGGAGCTACCGATACAACTTTCCGCAACTGTATGTGGAATGGTTGCATTCTTTACACTTTCCTTATAGTCATTCGTGCTAAAAGGAGCCGAGCCCTCCTGCTCGGCGATGATATGTTGGCCCGCATCGTTGGGCTCAAGCGTTACGCTTGCAAGACGTATGAAAGCTTGGCGGCCGAAGCTAAGATGGAAGCAAAGGTGTTCCGAAGGACTCATTTGGTTCACTGCTCCTTTCTTAGCAAGAATTTTATTCCTTCCTATTCTGGGTTCCACTTCACTGTGCCCTTGATGGGAAAGAATCTCGCCAAGTTTAACATGCGTGCTAATCTCAACCAGCAACTGAGCGACCATGCCTATTTCGCAGGCAAGGCGGTCGGTTATGCATACGAGTTTCGTTTCGTTCCCTTTTTGCGTGACATCTTTCTAGACCGATTCAACCACGAGTGGTCTTTCGTGGACAAGGAAAGACGTACCGCATTCAGGGATGCCGATGCTTATGTTAGTTGGAA